ACAAGTTGTCACGACCCAATCAGTAAGTTGTTGATGTTCGATGTTGACGGAGATAAAAGTCTCGTTTGTGCAGACCACACCTTAATTGAAGTTGCGGAAAGAAATATGAAGGATATCGTTCCGTTATATTACAACATGGCAAAAGCTGACGCGGGTAAGGTTAATAACCAAGCAGTATATGACGGACTAAAGGCCGCTTATTCAGGCGGCAATATTGGCATGATTAGCAATGACATCACTAAAATATGGAACTCGCAAAATGTAAATCTTGATATCATTAAGTGGCTTTGCATGGAAAATAATTTCACCATTGATTACGCGAAAACATTGTATAAGGTTAAAAGGCCAAATAAAATTAAGAAGATCATTACTTCATATACAAAATCAAAGACTCCCCACTTCTTTATCTATGCGAAAGATAAACTTAAAGATAATGTTGAAAAGGTTAACCAAAGCGTAGTTAACAGGTTAGAAAAAATGATCCCTAATGTTAGAGTTGACTTCGAAGCAGCCAATCTTGGTAAATTTGATTATCAAACGTTGATGAATGACAAAAACGTTTTGATGAATTACGATATCATTGACAGATACGCAGAAATGGATCTACAAAAACATTTTATGATAAATGTTGATGGTGATTCTAATAATATCCACCATATCTATAAGGAAGTCAGAGATAAAATTCTTGATGTGAATACAAATGCAGTATATGTAACTGATGTGCTGATTAAGTATTTGTATAATCACAAGAAGCCAAACCTTAAAACAACGCTCTGGGAATGTTTTGGAGATGTGATTGTCGAGAATTTAAGAAGAAATATTGATGAGAGAAAAATTCAATGTGAGTCATGTGGCACTAGAATCGAGATTACAGGCAACAGGAAGAAGTATTGCGATAATTGCTGGAAGGTTAAACAAAAGGAAGACAATCGCAGATATGCGAGAAAAAGTATGAGAAAAAAGAGATGTGTTAAGGGTTTAGACATTATTCATTAAGATTCACAAAAACACATACTGTATATGAGTTTTTTATGCTACATTAGCACACTTAATAAATCAAATATAACAATATGAAAATAAAAAAGACATACACCATATACGTTTTTTAAATCAGTATGAAAAAACCTAATGTCCTCTAAGGGAGATTGGCTATCTAATGTCCAAATCCTAAAGAGATTGCCATGCACCCCATTATTTTAAAATCAAAGGGAGAATTTTAATAAAATGAACAAACCTGATCTGATTAGCAAGGTAAGTGAAATTACTGGACTTACAAAGAAAGATACTACTTCTGTAGTTGAAGCAACATTCAACGTAATTGCAAAGGCACTTGAAGACGGTGATATTGTCAAGTTGCAGCAATTTGGGAATTTCGAGACAAGGCCACGTTCTGCTCGAAAAGGGCGCAACCCGCAAACCGGGGATGAAGTAGAAATTCCTGCACATAAGGTTCCTATTTGGAAACCAGCTAAGAATGTGAAAGAATCCGTGAAAGAATCCGTAAAGTAATCATTTTTTACATATAAAATAAAACATCCAAAGCGGTAGGTATCCCCTACCGCTTAATTACATTCTTGGGGTAAATGCCTATGCAGAATAATAGAAAAACATTTGTAATCGATACGAATGTATTGCTTAACGATCCAAACGCTATCTATTCATTTGGTGATAGCGAGGTAGTAATTCCGAGCGTAGTTCTCGAAGAGATTGATTCCAAGAAGAAACTTATGGATGAATTGGGTAGGAATGCACGATATGTCTCAAGACAGTTGGACGAACTTCGTGAACTCGGAAGGTTACATGAAGGTGTCAGTCTCGACAACGGTGGACTACTTAGAGTCGTAATTCATAATCCCGAATCGCAAGTATTTGCTGCTTTCCATGATGATAAAAACGACAATGCAATAATTGCTGTAGCCAAGGAATTATCGGAAATCAATCCAGACACGATTCTCGTTTCTAAAGACGTTCTAGTTCGTGTCAAAGCGGACATTGTTTCTGTGAAGGCCGAAGACTATCAGCACGATAAGGTTGCAGATTCCGAAGATGATTTATACAAGGGATATTCTGAAGTTTTTGTTGATGACGAATTGATTAATGATTTCTATAAAGAGAAGTCGATTAAGGCTTACACAAGGCATTTCAAGAATTATCCCGAAAACCACCTGTTTATTCTGAAGTCCGAGATAGCAGAAAATAAAACCGCTATTGGTCGAAAAGTAAAGAACAAGATTGTTCCTCTTTATAACTACAAGGGCGATAACCCTGTGTTTGGACTAAAACATAAGAATGTTCAGCAAATGATGGCTCTTGAATTGCTTTTGGACAAATCGGTTCCTATCGTCACCCTTTCTGGTAAAGCAGGAACAGGTAAAACGTTGCTTGCTCTTGCTGCTGGCCTCGCTCAAACCCTAGACGAACAGACCTATAATCGCGTTCTCGTTGCTCGTCCCGTCGTGCCGATGGGTAAAGATATCGGGTATCTTCCGGGAGAGAAAGAAGAAAAGTTACGTCCGTGGATGCAACCGATCTATGATAATTTGGAGTTTATCTTTGATTGTAAGAACGAAGCACAGTTAGAGAAGACGCTTCAGGGGTATGAAGACATTATCAAAGTCGAAGCCCTCACTTATATTCGTGGACGATCTATTCCTAATCAATACATTATCATTGATGAAGCGCAGAACTTGACGCAGCATGAGGTTAAGACAATTACTACTCGCCTTGGTGAAGGCAGTAAGATCGTCCTCGTAGGAGATCCTTATCAGATTGACCATCCATACCTCGATATGTACTCAAATGGTCTTACATATGTGACGGAAAGACTTAAAGAAGAAAAAGAGATGGGTCATGTCACTCTTCATCGCGGAGAGCGTTCAAATGTGGCTCAATTGTGTGCGGATAAACTATAAAATAAAAATAATAACTTGGGAGAGATATTATGAGTAAGGATACGCTTGAAATCATCAATGCATTAAATCAGATTAAAGAGGATGTTTATGCCCTCTACCCTAACGCTGTAAAAATATCGCTTACCTTTGAAGGCGACAAAGTAACCGTCAGTCCAGTTGAAAAATACGAAATCAACTTGGAGACTGGCGAAACTGGCGAGGAGTGATTATTTGAATAACACTCCTGAGACTAAGCGCAAACCAGAAGAATCTCTAGACGAATATCTCCTGCGGCTCGGAAATAACAAGGTTCTGTATGAGATTGACTGGTTAAATATTATGGACTTGATGAACCTTGAGGCCGATGAAGATTACGGAGAATCTAAGTGGCGTAAGGACTACCATGCATTAAAGCGGGGGTATGAATTAGCGGCTGAGAAGTTAGTCTCTGAAGATGATGTCCTTACTGAAATCAAAGATCAGACATTGGCCCTTCGGAAAGAAAAAATAAAAGTTCAGACAGAAAAACTTGAATATAACAAGATGATTCGTGAAGACGCTAGAAATGAACTTCTTGAGGAAAAGATACTTCGGGCTATCGAAAATAGACCGGCTATACATATCCCAGAGATTTTTATTAAGAGAACTGAGACTAAACGCGATTACCTCTTCCCTCTCGCTGATGTTCATTATGGTGCTAAATTCGCCGTCCGTGGATGGTTCGATGAAATCCTAAATGAGTATAGTCCTGAGATTGCTCAACGCAGAATGTGGGATATTCTTCAAGAATTTATCTCATACAACGATGTTGAAAAAATCAATCATGTTAACTTGGTTAATCTTGGTGATAGTCTTGACGGTATCTTACGGATGAGTCAACTTCAGTGGATCAGTCTTGGAAATGTTGATTCTGCGATTGAATGGGCTGAATTCTTGTCTCAATGGATTAATGAGTTATCAAAATACGTACTTGTTGACTATTCGGCGGTTGAAGGCAACCACACGGAACTCCGATTACTTAACGGTAAACGTGGAGATTTTGCTCATGAAAACATGGAGAAAATCGTTTCTCATATTGTTGGTTGCAATCTAAAGTACAACAAAAGTGTCAAGGTGAACAAGTGTAGAACTCACATGTACCTTGATATCATCGGCACGAAAGTTCTTGCGGTTCATGGGCATCAAGAAAAGAACTTAGAGAAAAGCCTTATTGAATATCCGAAAATGTACGGACACCATGTAGATATTTTGGTCAGTGGACATTTGCATCATGGACATGCTAAAACAGTCGCCATGAATGGAATCAAAGATGTTGAACATTATCAGGTTCCATCTATGGTGGGTATCGATGACTTCTCTATGGAAATCAAAAAGACCGCAAACGCTGGTGTAGACCTGATGATTATTACCGAACAAGGCCGCAAAACCACTCATAAACTGAGAGTTAAATAAGGAGGAATGTCAAATGTCGGACATTCCTTATAACGTTATCATTCTTCAAGATAACCGCGAGGCAATTGAGTCGGTCATTGATGCTTATGTTGGAATTATTAATTCTTGCGTATCAGAGTACGAAAAACGTGTGGCACTGGAAATGTTCTACGACGAAATATCATTGTTGATTGCAGAGGAACTTATTGCTGCGCAAATATCTAAGAATGCAGAACTTATGAAGGAACTTCGGCAAAAGAAGTTCGATGAACGGTAAGCCTACTCCTCCCTACGGGTAAGCTAATGCCAATATTAAATGGGGAGGCAAATTTTATGATTTTAGAAATCGAGAAACCGTCTACTATTTTGGATAAAGTATATATTGAATGTTTGAAAGAACGGAAAATCATTCTCAACCAAGAGATTGATGCTTCAATTATTGAGTATGTTGTTTCCGCTATCAGACTTATTAATTTAGAAGATGATAAAAACAATATCTCAATCGATCAAAGAAAACCAATCGAAATCTATGTTAATAGTCCGGGCGGGTCTGCATACGACGGGTTTTCGGCGGTGAACATTATTCTTTCAAGCAAAACCCCTGTTTACACATACTGTGAAGGATATGCAATGAGTATGGCGTTAGCAATTTTTGCAGCAGGTCATAAGCGCTTTGCTTATCGGTATTCCACTTTCATGTACCATGAAGTTAGTAGCGGAGTCATGGGTAGAAACATCGAGATTGAACGAGCCAATAAAGAGAATAAAAGAATGCAAAAAATGTATGATTCTGTATTGTTAGAAAGAACTAACATGGATCAGAAAAGACTTGATAAAGTTAAGAAAGATAGTTTTGATTGGTTTTTTGATGCTGAAGAGGCTCTTGGTATGGGCCTTATTCATGAAATTATCTAAAAACATAGAGAATCGAGTCCGAACATCGGACTCTTTTTTGTGTGTTTTTGGTTTGCCAAGAGTCCTCTGCTTTAAGGGGCTTGAACGGACACCTCTCCCATCCATCTTGGCAAATCTTTATCATTCGGGAGATATACGAGGTGAAATTAAATGAAAACAGGGAGAAAAACAAAAACCAGAACAACCAAAACAAAACCAAAAGTTAAAGAATTTAAAAAGTGCATAAAGTGTCAAAAAGATAAAGATATTGCGTTAAACTACCATGTTAGTTATTCGCCTCTACACGGTGATTCAAAAGTACCTGTGTGCAAACAGTGTCTATATGAAATGTTTGATAGTCAGTATAACGGCAGCAACACTCATGAACTTATTAAAGAAATCATGAAGTTAATCGATAAACCTTACTTATACCATTTAGTTGATACTTCAATACATAGTCTTGGAACTGAAGTTGCCGATAATGTTTTTCGTATTTATTTGAAAAATGTAGTAATGCGTCAGTATTCGGGAATGACATATAAAGATAGTATTTTTGAACCTGATGGACATGCTACCCCTCAACCGATTCAACAACAAAACAAAAATAATTTTATCATAACAGATGACATTATTGATAAATGGGGCGACGGGTATAGTCAAGAGGAATATCGAGCGTTCGAAAGAAAGTACGGCACATTAAAAAACAACTACCAAGAAAAAACGGCAATGCATACTGAAGCATTGATTACCTACATTCGCTACCGTGTAAAGGAAGAATTGGCAACTGCTAATGGCGATTCAAAAGCGGCAAAAGAATGGGGAACGTTAGCTAAAGACGCTGCCACAGCAGCTAAAATAAATCCTTCACAGTTATCGAAATCAGATTTGTCGGACGGATTGGATACTTTTGGACAATTAGTAAGAACGGTAGAACAAGCGGTTGATATCATCCCTATCCTTCCTCAATTTAGAAAACGTCCACAAGACGATGTTGATTTTACAATCCTGTGCTATGTCAACTACATTCGAGATCTTAAAGGACTACCCCTCTGTAAGTATGAAGACTTGTTTGAATTTATCAATGAGCGAAAGAAGGAATATGAGTCCAAAGCGAAAGATGCTGATTTAGATGAGTAGTTACAAGAACTTTCAATCTACTAATGTCAAACATGAAAAAGACAGATACGACATATACAATCCGAGTTTCAATAAAACTGTAAATACTCGAAGTGTAGAGCAAGTGGACAGTTTTACTAGAAACTTAGATAAATACATTGATTTTGTAAGTTGGGCGAGATGGAATCCTGACCTCTGGTTCGATCTTATAACCCCTGAAACGGGCGGAATACGCCTCGATTTAGATCAGCGTGTTTTTCTCAGATCGTTGGCAAGATTCATCTCTACATACGGTGTGTTTCCAAGGGGATACGGCAAAACACTCCTAGAGGTAATGGGCATGTATCATACTGCAATATGGTATCCAGATATTGAAATTTCTATGACTGCTCAAACCAGAGAAAATGCATCGAAGTTGGTAGACGAAAAACATCGGGAATTGATGCGCTTCTATCCACTTTTAAATAATGAAATTACTAGATATGCTTCATCAAAAGATACAGTTGAAGTTATCTTTACTTCAGGCGGAAGAATTGATGTCCTTGCCAATCACCAGAGCACAAAGGGTGCAAGGAGAAAAAGACTTAACGTTGAAGAAGCAGCACAGTTAAATAACCAGTTGTTTCAAGACGTATTGGAACCTATTGTCAACGTACCAAGGCGCACAATCGGCAAAGAGGCGTTAATTAACCCAGAAGAACTTAATGGGCAGATTAACTTTTTTACGACTAGTTGGTTCCGTGGGTCGGATGAATATGAAAGAAATGTACACATGGTTGACGAAATGGCAGAACTCAAGGGTAAATTCGTCATTGGTTCCGATTGGCAACTTGCATGTCACTATGGTAGAGGCGAAACAAAAGCGCAATTGTTGGATAAAAAATCAAGGCTATCTCCAATCTTCTTCGGAATGAACTATGAAAGCCGTTGGGTAGGTGCTGTGGACGGAGCCTTAGTTGATATTAATAAGATTATCGATCTACGCTCATTACCCAAAGCGGAGTTGAAAAATGAAAGTAAGGAAGAAATTGTAATAAGTATGGACGTTGCTCGTTCTCAGAGCGATTCTAATAATCAATCTTCTATTGCGGTATTAAAAATTAAAAGAAATAAGAACATGAGAATTAAGCAAATAAATTTAGTCAACTTGATTAACCTTCCTATTGGATTAAACTTTCATGCTCAAACCGTAGAACTAAAAAGAATAAAGAAGTTATATAATGCCAAAATCGCTATAGTTGACGGTAACGGTTTAGGGTCTGCAATTATCGACGAAGCCCTCAAGGAAACGATTGATCCGATTACAGGCGAAAATCTTGGGTGTTGGGACACTATAAACACTGAACATGAACCTGAAATGGAAGATGCTGAAAAAATTCTGTTTAATCTTCATGCACAGGGCATTAATAGTGAAATAATTGTAAACTTCATTGATATGGTAGAAAGCAAAAAGTTGCAATTGCTCATTAAGAAGCAGGATAGCAATTATGACATTAATGATACTGACTATTTTAAAAACAATATCTTACCATACATTCAAACAGATTTATTTATTGAGGAAGTCGCCAATTTAAAACTTAAACAATTACCGAGCGGCAAATATACTACTGAACAAGTTACTAAAAAAATCAATAAAGACAGGTATTCGGCTGTCAGTTACGGTCTTTGGTACATTAAAAACTTCATGGATAGCGTAGATGAAACTTCAGATGAAGATTATATGTTCTTCATGTCATCAGGATTTAACTAAGAAAGGAGGGCTATTTTATCAGTAACATGGGCATTGAGCAACAATCACAGGGCAATGATCCTTTGTATGAGTTATTTAGTCTTACGGACTATATCACTCAATACGGCAACACTGCAAGCCTGAATGATATTACGCTGACAACGCTGTATTCTTATTTGAAGAATCCGTATAAGAATATCAAAGAGATTCGCAAGGCATCTAAATATCTTGCAAATAAACATGGTGTTGTTAAAGATGTTCTTAAAACAATTAAGACTCTGCCGACCTTGAATCATCATCTTGCGTGGTCATCATTTGATAATCCAAAGCAAATCAAAAAATACGAACAAAAGATATTTGATTTTATCGAAAAAATTGACGTAAAGAAGTTCGTTCGTGACGGGCTGTATGAATCCGGCGAAGTTGGAACAATCGTAACTTGTCTAAGGAATAATTCATACGTTCAATTCCTTGAACTTGATGATTTGAGGATAACTAAGCAGAAAAACGGTAAGTGGATTGTGGAGTACGATCTTCAAAGAATTGATGAAATGTTGCCAAAAACTGGAAGAGCATACCAGATTGATAGCATTATTGAATCTTTACCCGATGATATTACAAAAGAGAAATACTTGCTTTATAAAAACAAGGGCGAAGATTTCCGATACGTTGAACTTTCTAATTGTGATGTAGTTGCGATTGATAACAACCGTAACATGCCTTGGGGCTTACCTTTTACTATGGGAGCATGGAGTTCTCTTATTCAAAAAGAGATCATTTCTCGTGTAGAACGTTCTATGGCAGACCGCCTTATTAAACAAGTATTGATTATGTATGCGGGAAACATGTCGGGAACGAAAGAGTCTTACAAGCCAGTTCCTCAAAAATTGATTGAACATTACTTCAAAGAACTGTCCACTTTATTACAAAAGAAAGATCAGTCAAATGGAACAAATTCAACCGCTGCTGAAACAAGCGGAACTGGGTTGGTTGCCCTGCCTGATTTCTTTAATATTAAGAACCTCGAAATAGACAATACCATGTTTACCAAGGATCTTTACGAGAAGATTGATAATGACATTTATCAAAACTTGGGTGTCTCCCCCGCCCTTGTACACGGCGGCGGCTCCAATTTCTCATCTGCACAAGTAAACAGCGAAAAATTATTCAGATATATCTTTTCGTTGCTTGAACAGTTTGAAACTATCATCAATGGATATATAAAATCTCTCCTCCCTACAAACTTGAGTTGTAGGTTTTATTTTGAGCGCACAACCATGCTCGATAGAGACAAATATATTGATAAGTGCAAGGAACTATACATGCAAACGGGATTAATCATTCCTTGGCTCGAAAGTCTTACTGGTGTTTCCTATCAATATAGTCTTGGACTTGCAAAATATCAAAAAGATGTCCTTAAGACAGAGGAATATATCTTCCCGCCACAAAATGCATTCACACAAACAGAGAATGGTAAAGGTGGCAGACCGTCAGACAACTCTTCTGGCAATAACAACACCAATAAAAGTAAATCGAGTGGCGGGAACAGTTCGCCAAGTCCGAGTGATTAAATGAAAAATACTGAGCCTAAAAAAGTTGATAGTTGCTCAATTTGTTTATCTACCTTAAATAAAGCGTATATCGAATTCGGTGAGGTTTCCCCCGTTGAAGGAGGTGAGAAAACTGAAAAAGATTGCTGTAAACCCTGTAATTGTCGAACTAAATGACACCTCCAATGACATTTATATGCAGCTAAATATGGTTATTCTCACCAACGATGTCAATCTAAATAAAGCGCAGTTTACCGATGACTTTATTGATGGCGTAGTAGAGAATAAATCTAAATATATTGGCATCCCGCTTGTAGCCTCTAGAGATAAATTGGAAAACGGTAAGTATAAAAATTTAACTCATGAGTTCAATGCAAAGACGAAACAACTTAATACTGATATCATCGGTAGTTTTACTGACTTCTGGAAAGAAGAAACCGATGGAGTAACAAAGTTGTTAGGTTCCGTTCGTATTCTGAAGCGTTATCCAAACGTTTGTGAGGCAGTAAAGGAACTATATGAAAACGACAAACTTCGCTTTAGTTGTGAAGTTCTGGTCTCCTCTTATGGCGAAAAACTGGATAACGGTGTTCGTACAATCCCCTACTCTGACGGAGAAACCGTTAATGAATTGTTTGGGAGTTGTGTGGTAACACACCCCGCCGAAGTACGAAGTGAAGCGACGATGCTTATTGCACAAGCGTTAGAAAAAGATTTGGGAGGTGAACAAGTGTCAGACTTTAACAAGGGGAATGAAATTAAGTTCCATTTTGAAACTGCATCCATCAAAATTGATCAGATAAGTTCGCAAATCTATAACCAACTCAACCCGATCAATCCGCGTACAGAATATAGAGATTATCGGTATTGGATCAGAGACCTTTACAATGATAAAGTGGTTGTCGGTGACTGGAACAATTATGAAACCTATTGGTTGATTAACTATACTATCGAAAATGACATGGTTGTTCTTGAAGATGAGGCAAATTGGACTGAAGGAAGTATTGGTTTTATTCCAAAAAGCGTAGATGTTAATTCACTCCTCGCAGAGAGAAATGTGCTGCAAACGGAGTTGAATGAAAATAAACAGAAAATCAAGGAGGTTCAAGAACAGATGAAAACTGTTGAAGAACTTCAAGCTGAGGTAACTTCGCTTGATGAAAAAAATAAAGAACTCTCTGCAAAAGTAGACGAGTTGAATGGCCTTGTCGTATCCCAAGAGGAGACGATTAAAGGACTGCAAACCAAGGAGCAAGAATTATCTGCTCAGGTTGAAGCATTAAAACCTTTTAAAGAGCAGGTGGAAGTTGCCGAGAAAGAAACTAAGCAAAATGCTCTTTCGGAGAAATTTAGCAAGGTTCTTTCTGAGGAAGTAATGAAATCCGAGGAAGTTAAACAGGCAATTGACGAACTTAATGAAGTAAAACTGAATGAAATTGTTGTTGCTGAAGTTGTAAAACAAAAAGCAAATAAAGGCGGAAAAGATGTTGTAGTCGCCGCTGCTCAAGCAGGCGACCTTGTCCCGCAAGATCGCAAATCTCGCCTGTATGGTTCTAAATCCTAATAAGGAACAATTCACAAGGAGGAAAATTTTAAATGAGTGCAATTATCAATCAACAATCCGATAACAATTATGTTGGTACTTTGAAATCCGTTGCTTCTATTGCAAACGGTGTTTTCGTAACCCCGAACTGGACGAATGGTACTGCTGCGGCAGTTGCCGACGATACCGCTGGTGATGCTGCTGGCTTGATGATGGTTTACAATGTTAACGACAAAATCGATCAAGAACTCGTTGCCGATTCTGCTTTCACTGTAGCATCTGGTAAATATCTTCGTCTGAAAGCATTCCAAGTAGGCGATATTTTTACGACTGATCAATTCAAAGGTACTTATGGCTCGATCGCTGCCGACTCCGTATTTGCTGTTGGTGACGGCGGAACCATTGAAGCCGTTGCTGCCCGTACACCGAAATTCACTGTTAAAGTTATCGAAAAAACTACACTGTATGGTGCAAACGCTCTTAAGTGCATTGTTGTTTCTGCTTAATAAATTATAAATAATACAAGGAGGACTATATAGAATGTCTCAACTTACTAAGAAATCTGCAATTGTTGAAATCTTCTCTGATGTTAGTCTTAACAAAACTCAAAATTTTACTGAAGTTCAAAAATCCGATTATCAAGATGCAATGGATCATATCAAGGAACTTGCCGCTAACCCGAACCCGAACAACTTATATGAATTGATGCAAATCACTTCCTATGTTGTTGACAACGTAATCGATGTTCGTTTGAAATATATTGACTACATCGCCGATGTAAAACGCACTGCGTTTGACGAAAAGCCGAAATTCAAATACAAAACAGAAAGCGTTAAGGCTTACTGGCAAGCTATCAACTCCACCGCTCAAAAGAGCAAAACTGGTTATGCTTACAGTGGTTTGGAAATCGAAGCACTCTCCGCATTCCCTGTTGCTGAATGGGCTGAAGTTGCCGCTGGTCGTTATGATTTCGCTGAACTGACTCGTGATGTCGCAAATGAATTCGAGCGTAAAGTTAACCAGAAAGTTCAATCGACTCTGTATGCTACTTTTAGCGGACTCTCCTCCCCTAACTACGGTTCGGGTTCTGGTGTAGTTGCAGGTACGTTTGATCCATTGCTTGCTAAAATGCAGCGTTTTGGTCGTTGCGCTATCATTGGTGACTATGAGGCTCTGCAAAAACTCCCTGCTCTTACTGCTCTTACAAGTCGTACTAGTGATAATGTGATCGACGAAGTTAACCGTTCTGGTCTGATTGGTACATACAAAGGCGCTCCGGTTGTTGTTCTTGACAACCCGTATGACGGCCTGACTGGCTTTAATACGGTTCTTGATGCTGGTCTGATTTACATCGTCCCTGCTGTTGATGCTGCTAACAAGTCGCTGAAAGTTCAATTTGCTGGTGATATTCAACCGATGAGCAACACGAACATTGGTGATCGTTCCTTCGAAATGCGCTTTGACAAGCATATGGGTGCAGGTATCGTTCCGGTTCGTCATGCCCTCGCGGTATACGAAGATACAAGTCTGTAATAAATAAAAATATTCAAGTGAGGGTGGTTAATCTGCCCTCACTTTTTTATCAAATTTTAAGGGAGATAATTAAATGGCTGAAAAAATTAAATTGCACAACCCGAATGCTCACGCTGTAGGATTAAGGCTTATGGATGGCGTTAGAGAACTTATTGCTCATCCCAAGACCACGATACTTGTAGATAAAGATGAAGTTTATTATATCAACGGTATGAGTAGAACCTTTTCGCATAAGCATCTGATTATTCTTGATGATAGTATCAACGAAGAACTTGGTTATGCCATTAAAGGCGCAGAATCGATGACTGAAAAAGAAATTGAGGCGCTCCTTAAAGGCAATCATCTGAAGATGAAAAAAGAACTTGAAGGAATTACTGAAAAGCATACCATTGATCGGATTATCTCTGTGGCTAAAGGCATTGAGGATTTGGCAACCAATAAGATTAAGATCCTCTCTGACTGGTCTGGATATGACTTTAATCAATTGGTGAATAACGAGGAAGATAAATAAGAGTGGTGACATGAATGGCAGTCACAACGTTCGATGAAATTTATGATCGATTTTTAAGTAAAGTAACGGACTATGAACTAGCTGCTCTACTCGATACAGATTTAAATACACGTTTGAAAAAGTATTTAAAGAGTGCTATATCAGATTTCCTCTACTGCCAACAGGACTTATCTGACCGGAACGAAGATTCCGATACATTTAATATCACGTTAACAGAATCGGAACAATCCATCCTTGCAAAGTTTATGGTTGTTCAATGGGTCAATCCTCAAATATTAAGGTTAGAGAATGTCAGAAACGAATTGGGAAATAGAGATTTTCAAACCTTTTCCCCCGGAAACCTACTCGATAAACTTTCTAATCTTAAAAAGGATTTAATCAGAGAAGCAACCGAAGACATGATTTTTTACCATTACAATAATCTTTCTGAATAGGAGGTCGAGAGTTGTCGTCTATTAGCGATTATAAGAGCAGAGTGAATTCGAGTATGAGGAGTAGTTTGATTAATGATTCGAAAACTCGAATCTCTGAAGGCATAAAAAACTCTCCGTCTTACTATCAGGTTGATTTAAATGGTTCTAGCATTGATGTTCAAATTGTCGATGACAGCCAAGTTAGAGACGAAAAGGTTCTTACTACTATTTACGAAACCCCGATTTCATCTGGAAGCGTAGTTACGTGGGATAGTGAAAAATGGATAGTTGTTCATTTCGATAAAATGGGCGAGATTTATAAACGGTGTAAAATTCGCAAATGTTTAAGTACCCTAAAGTGGCTTAATACCGAGGGATTTGTTCAAGAGGTTGATTTTACACTTGCCTCCCCTACTACAACCAATTTTGGTGTTCAAGATGGTCGGATTATCTCAATTGGCAATGAACGTAGGCAATTAGTTATCCCCGCTTACGAATCCATATTTCAACCGGAGTCTTACTGGTACTATGACCAAAATGGAAACCCTGTATATGCAGAGTATCAGGATGGAACAAACATACAATCCGTTCGGAAGATTAAGAAAAACCAAAGGTTTATTTTTGACGACAGGGCTTGGAGAGTTACCGCATTAGATAAACTGACCGATGGCCTTATTACGTTGACTGTAGAAGAAAGCGAAATTGATCCTTCTAAAGACAATATCAATGAGCGTATTGCTGATTACCATGGCAATACCGCGAACTTCACTATTCAGATTGTGAACGCTGAAGATATCTCAGTCCCAGTTAGCGGTTCTGTTCAATTAAGTGCCGAAGTCAGAGATAACGGTGTACTCGTCAACAAGGGATTAACATGGGAATCGAGTGACACTTCTATTGCCACTGTTGATTCGACAGGTCTTGTGTCTACAATTTCTTCAGGTAGCGTAATTATATCTGCTAAACTGTCAAGTAATCCGGTAATTCAGGATACCATTTCCTTATCTGTTCAGACTGTTCCCCAAGACAATTATTCGCTATCTGTTGTTGAAACTACCATCGTCAATGTTAACTCGTCTAAGACATTTAATTCCGTGGTCAAAAATAACGGTGTGCCAGTAACGGGAACACAGGTTCAATGGAGTATATTCGCAGATGATGGTGTAAGTTCAACTACGAAGGCAGCAATTACTTCGTTTAACGATACGCAATGTACTTTACGAGGAAATAGTGTTGGCTATGTTCGTTTGAAAATGGTTCTTGTTGATCCTAATCCGAGCAGTAGCGTTACTGCGTTTATTAGAGTCCAGATAAAGAGTCTTGTGTAGGAGGTGGGTAAATGTCACGGTTGAGCGATTTAAGTAAAGACAAGAATACGATTATGCTAAGAATGATTAATTCTCAGAATCTATGTAAAGCTATCTATTATACAGATACCAACTTTTTAGATAAACCGGATATTGATGACCCCTCCACTCTAATCTATAAAAACATCTTTCCTTATCGCCAAATCCCTCCTGATGACGAGACAGAAACTCACACTTATGTAACTATGTATTTTGGTGGGTATAAACCGACAGTCGGAGGATTTTATAAGGCAGGAAAGGTATGGATTCACGCTATTGTCAATTTGGATGCAATGAGAACTGATTACGGGGTACTACGAACAGATTATATAATCAGTGAAATAGACAAGATTATAAATGATGAGCGTGGTTTGGGCATCGGAAAGGCAAAATTCTATAGTCTTGACGATATTTATGTTAACAAGTCGTACACCGGAATTCAGATTTGTTACGAAATTACTGAGTTCAATTAAAGGTGATCGACTATGAATAGGAATCAAGATGATATGGAGTTGCGATTACTTAAAGGTCTGCCAATTGATATTGGAATTGGGCAAATCCACCCGTTAATTTTAAATCAGATATTAGAAATGGGATTTCCTAAATACAATGAGAGTCTATCGATTGCTTTGTTTGACCAAACGTTTCAAGACGGTGAAAAGCAGTTAGATTCATTTGAAATGTTGATGGTACATTGCCATTACGAAGAAGACATTAAGAATAAATTCAAACAATCGTTAGAATTATTCTTTAGGGAGCCTGTCGGTTTTGACGAACAGGTTCTTTTTTATTTTGGCGAATTATCTGACGGTCGATTTTTTGATAAGGAGTCTTTTTACTTATTCCAAGAGACTATAAAAAAGCAAAACTTTTTGAAGGATAATTCTCAAGAGAAAGAACACAAACCGCTTAATGATAAGGCTCGTGAGTTGCAAGAAAAATTAAAGCAGATAAAAAACAAAATAAAAGAACAGAACAAAAATGAAGGATTAAATTTGTCTGATATCGTCTCGATTGTTTCTGCTTATGCGTCAAATATCAACATTTTTAATGTTTGGGATTTGACCATATATCAACTTTACACGCTGTATTTGAGGCTCATTATGAAGGACAACTATGAAACTCAGTTATTCATTCTGCCTCATACTAGCGAACCCAAGATGTCTGAATTGAAACACTGGGCATCTAAATTAGAACAATAATACAGGAGGAAGATTAGATGAGTTTACAGTATGGCATCAAAGAAGTGCTCGACTGCCAAATTTTGGACTATACGACTGGAGCACCTAAACTTTTTATTGATTACGCAGAAGCTACGACTACTGATGTAGCGGGTGAGCGTCTAATTATTACTGGAGGTCAGGGTAATTTCCGTCAACTTGCATTTGACCATACAAAGACCAGTACTCTTAAATTAACTGTTCCGCTCGTAGACCTTAACCTGTTGGCGCTTATTTCTGGCGACACACTTTCTACGGCTGCACAAAATATCTACATTCGGGAAGTTGTTACTGTTTCTGGTGGCGCTGCAACCCTTTCTCAAACTCCACTTGCTGGAACTACTCCGTCTCTGTTCTTCTTGCAAGGCACTCGTGACAACGGCACTGCCCTGACTAAAGTTGCTTCGGCTCCTGCTGCTGGTCAGTTTTCTATTACTGGGTCTGCCCTGACATTCAATGCTACTGACAATAACAAACAGGTTGTTGTTTGGTATCAATATGCTACTCCTTCTACGTCGACCAAGTTCAGCGTAAAAGCCAATAAGTTTACTTCTAGCGTTAAAATCATCGGTAAGGGACTTGCAAGAGATCAGGTTACGGATTCCGATGTTGCTACGAACATTCTGTTCTATAAAGCAAAAGCACAACAAAACTTTAGTGTCACGATGTCTAGCACAGCAGCGACCACTCTCGAACTGACATTTGATTTGTTTGCGGAAAAAGTTGGCCCTGATTACGTGTATAGTGACTTTGTTTTCTTGACTTAAGAGTAATGCCATTAGGCTAGATTTGGTTTAACTAACCAAATCTAGCTGTTTCTTTTCTAGGTATTTTTCTGCACCCTGCGCAAGTACAGAAGAATACCCCAACCTGTCAAAATAATATTAGGGAGAGATTCGAATGACAGAACAAAAACAAAAACGATCTCAAAAATCTTCTCGTAAGTCTTTATCTGATGTACAACCAAAGCAATTAACAACAGCAGACCTTACTCAACTAAACACAGCTCTAGACACACAGAAAACGATTCGCATCCTTAACGATAACTATGAGGTCACAATTGACACACATTTCCGCGAATCTAAAATCAATAAGGTTGCAAGCAAATATCTTTCCCTTCTCCAACAACTAAATCAAAAAGATGATATTTCGGAACAAACGATTATCTCTGCTATTAACCTCCTCCCCACTCTGGTAATTGCAGAGTTCTCCACCGTTCCGGTTAATCCCGATGAACTTCAAACTATTGAAGAATTGATTAATACGCAAAATGCCTTACTAGATACGGGTATCCTTAAGGATGTATGGGCTTCCTTTGATGGTTCCGAAATTAAAAAAGTGACAGGTAAAATGGATGAACTCTCCAAAAGTGCAGGACAAATTATCGGAGAGTTAGCAGTTAAACAATCCTTAAAGGGTGTTGATGATAGTGGCAATAACGAATCTGAAGCAGTTGGAAGCAGCAATCAATAAAAAAATCGCAAGCGTCCTGAAGAATGAAATTGCAAAAGAAGTTGTAGAAACCATGCAGGAACATGTTCAGACAGATGTTTATGATGCATACGATCCTGTTTATCCAGAAAAACGGCGTATGTATAATGGCGGTTTGATCGATCCAGACAGTATCGAAATACAAGTTGTAGACGACAATACTATTTCGGTTGAAAATATCGCTTACGACGGCGATAAAAATGTACCTCTAATTGTTGAAAGTGGGATCGGATATACATATGCGTATCATGGTGGAGCAAGGCCGTTTACAGAGAAAACTCGTGAAGAGTTGGCATCAACGGACAGACTGAAAAACGCGATGAAGAAAGGATTAAAAAATCGGGGACTGGATGTTATATAAATAAGGTGGTCGAATGGCAAAAATAATCAAAGTTAAATACTTTACACCTGAGCGAATTGCAAAAATAAATCCAGACAATAAGAAACTTTACGACAAATATCTTAACTCTAATATCATAAAGAACAGAGACGTTAAGGACACTACATATAAGGCGTATGAAAATTACTTCAGACAGTTTCTTGTGTATCTATCTGAGAACTGGAACAATATCGGATTATATGATGAAGTATTTTTTGATAATTCTATTGATATAATGGAAGGATTTATAAGTTTCTGTCAAGATACCCTTAAGAATAATAAGAAAGTTATTAATACCAAAATCTCATCAGTATCATCTTTCTATCTTTGGAGTCTAAAAAGGAAACTTATCAATCGTCATCCCTTTGACAAACAACTTGATCGTATGAAGGGTGCAAATGAAGAAAAAATAATCAATTCATATTTTCTTGATGACGCTCAGATTGATCTTATTACAAAAACTCTTGTTTCCGATAAGACATATGATTTTCAAGATCGTTTGATTTGGGAAATCATGCTTTCTTCCGCTAACCGTATCGGTGCAATCTCTAAACTCACTCTTACATCCCTTAACCTCGACAACATGGTATTTGAGGGTATCCGTGAAAAGCGAGGATATCGCGTTGAAGTGGCCTTCTCGGAGGAAGCAAAAGAGTTGATTGCACAGTGGTTAGAGATGAGAAAAGACTTGGATGATTTGAAAGTTGACTCTTTATTTATTACTAAATATTCAAACGAGTTCCGCCCGATGAGTAAAGGAACCATCCAAGACCGTATCAGGCGAATTGGTGAGATTGTTGGTCTTGATGACTTCCATGCTCACTGTGTCCGTAAAACATCGTTGAACCGTATTTACAAGACTACTGGTGACATGTCACTTGCAGCGGAAATGGGAAATCACAAAAGCATCGAAACTACGCGATCTGCGTACATCAAACCACAATCTAAAGCAGAAATCAGAGATAAGATTGCTGAGTTAATGAAAAAGAAATCAACAGAAGACACCCAATAAAAACACTCTTTCATAGGGAGAAATAAGCATGGCTAAATACGAACTTGACGATATTAAGAAGAATAATCTGATAGAATTTCTAAAGCGTGTGCAATTATCAGGTGCAGAAGTTCCAGCTTTCAATGACATCTTACTAGCACTAAATAAACCGATTAAGGACATTGTAGAGGATAGTAAAGAATAACTATTTCACTTGAAATAAAGGAACCGGAAACGGTTCTTTTCTTTTGTGTGAAATGCCTTTATTCAGAAGGCTCATGAGAAATTTCATTTGCTTGTTCTGCTTGCCTCTTCAGCCAATATTCAGGTCTGGTACTACGATAAACTTTAGCCCTTTGGTCTAAACCCAGATTCACATTTTTGGGTATCCAGTAAAGTTCATATCCCAAAGCCTCTGCTATTTCTTGAATTTCCGTGTATCGAATAGTTTCTTTAGTAAGTTTTTTGTGTAGATTTGGTAGCGAATCATTCTTCTCGAACATTTCATTTAATATGTTTAGTAAGTCAGTCATATTAATATTGTTCATCGCCAATAATATTTTGATCTCATTTAATACATCGCTCATTATTCACACCTCCGACATCATTATATACCAAGAAGTTAAGAATTTATACTATCTGGTTAAAAAAATCACTTCACGATTAATCCCTTTACTTTTTTCTAAATTGGGTGTATAGTTTAACTATAAGGTTAATAAATTCACTTATTTTATTGGAGGGCGTATTGATGGATGAAAGTGCATTACATTATCACCATCTGCTCCAAAAGATTAATCACAGCAAAAACGATTTCTTAGATTGGTTCGAACATCTTATACAAATTGAAGGAAAATACAAGGACTTATATGAAATCATAAATTCTTGGTCTGACGAAAAGGTTTTGGGTTTTGTAAATTGGTTTGACTGGAACTTAGATAAGATTCGATTCAGGATTTGGAAGTGGGATCGAATCAGTGAATATACATAGCAAATTAAACCGAGCAGCCATTTGGTTGCTCTTTTTTTATTTAAAGGAGTGAATACATATGGCTGGTCAAGATGATTTAAAAATCATAATCCAATCTGCTTTGGACACTTCGCAAAAAGCAATTGGCGATCTAAATAAACAAATAGATGAAATTGCTAAAAAACTGAAAAAGATTGATCTGAATGTTGATATTGACGAGAATTTAAAGAAATCAATATCAGAACTAAGTAAAAACTTTAGCGACCTTTCTCAAACTTCTGGCAACCAAGCAAAGATCGGAAATAAGGTCAACTCTTCTCTCGATAAGACTACTGATTCCATTAATAAACAAACAAAAGCAATTAAGGACGCAACTGAAGCAGAAAAGCAATGGAATCTCGAACAACAGAAAACTTCTAGAATAACCGGAAGACAAACTCAAATTTTTGGGAACAATATAGATAATAGCAAACAAACCAGAATCGGTTTCACAGATGGAACAGTAAAAGATATTATTGATACGATAAACCCCAAAAAGGATTTAACCGATTATAACAAAATGCTCGATGAAGCGTATAAAATGAACGCTGATTTTGATAAAAGAGCAGAAGAATTGGATCGCGCTCATTACATGGCGTTGAAGAATGATAAATCGCGTGAAGAGGCATTAGACAAGGCACATTATCAGGCTCTTAATGAGAATCATAAGCGTTATCAAAAAGACCTTGAGCAGATGTTTAAGCAGTATGAAGCACTTGATAGATCTCATTTTATGGCGATTCAAGAAAATAATAAACGCATTGAAGCAATGGATAAAATTCATTATCTTGCGCTTGAACAAAATCGCAAAAGGGATATTGAATATCAACAGCAAATTGCAGATAAGCAAGAGAAAATCAATGATATTAGAAGGCGATTTGGATCTGATGCAAATGTTGCTTCAGGGCTTGATAATTTAGAGGCAAGATTAAAAAACATTAAAAACATTGGAGACATTAAAAAGCCTCTTAAGGATATTGAAACGGGACTTAAGGCAGTAATAGCAAGTGCAGATACAGCGACAAGTCATGCAGTTAGTATGGGCGAACAATTCAAAATTGCATTGACTCGGTTTCCTTTGTGGATGGCTGCTTCAACCCTGTTCTTTCAGTCTCTCCATTTCTTCACCGAAGGCATTGCCCACGTAAATGAACTAAATAAGTCTTTAACAGAAATTTCAATTGTAACAGGCAAAACTCAAGATCAAGTTGCTGCACTCGCAAAAGAATATCAAAACCTAGGAAACCAGTATCACATTACATCTCTTGAATTAAGCAAGGGTGCTGCTGAACTTTTCCGCCAAGGTCTTGCCGAAGATGAAGTAAAAAATCGCATGATTGAGATTGCAAAATTTAGTAAAATAGCATCCTTAGACTTTAAACAATCCGTTGAACTAATCACAGCATCGGTTAATTCAATGAATATATCCGCTCAAAAAGCAACAGATACGTTTGCGTATCTTGGAGATGCAACGGCTACGGGCGCAGACGAGTTAGCAGAAGGCTTCCAGAAGATGGGCGGTAGCGTTTCAGCGTTAAAAATTCCGTTTGAATTTGCGTCCTCCCTTCTTGCCACGTTAAGTTCTAAAACCCGTGAATCCGCTGCAACACTTGGCGATTCGTTGAAAAGCTTAATGGCAAGATTCCAGACATTACGTGAAACAGGGTTCACTGAAGATGGTCAAGGTGTCAACGATGTTGGTAAGGCTCTGGATGCTGTTGGGGTAAAGTTACTTGATCAAGCCGGAAATTTCCGAAACTATATGGACGTCATTACGGATCTTTCTAAAGTGTTTCCTACGCTTACAAGCCGACAACAGGCATATGTCTCCACAGCATTGGCAGGAACATTCCAACAATCAAGATTTTTAAACGTAATGCAAGCCATGCCTGATACATTAAAACTATACACTCAATCATTGAATGCTGCTGGAACAACAAATAGAAAATTTGATTTGTATGCAGAATCTACTGCCGCACATTTAGATACCCTTAAAAATACGATGCAAGGGTTGTGGCAGGGAACTTTTGACTCAAGCACAATTAACAAGGTTATTGACTTGTTGAACGGTCTTTTAATTGGAATATCCAATCTTGTTGATGCCGTTGGCCCACTTCCATTACTTGTTGGATTAGTTACAACAGGCATGGTGCTATTTACGAAGAACGGCTTGTCTCCCTTGTATATGTGGGCAACAAAAATACCTGCTGCCATAAGAAATGTCGCATTATCTTTCGATACTCTTGCTGCTGCCGAAGGCGTTGCGGGAGCAGCGACAATCACATTGAGGAATGCTTTAGTGTCACTCTCAACTACAGTATTACCTATCGCAATAATTACAGGTGTTACTTTTGCAATTTCCGAATTAATTAAACACAATCAGAAACTAGCTCAACAACAAAAAGAATTTATACAACAACAAAAAACTATTGCCGAAAATTATACGAATCAAAAAGACAATATAAATGAACTTCTATCCGAGCAAGAAAAACTAAGACAAACTCTTGGGAAAACTGCGGAAGCCGATCAACGGTATCTTGAAATTTCTAACGAACTTGCAGATTTGATGCCGAATTTGGTTGCATCCATAGACAGCAAAGGCCAAGCACACCTTAAAAACGCTGATGCTATCAAGAAAGAACTTGATTATGCTCGAGAGTTATCTGAACAAGAGCGAAATCAAAAAATATTGGATGCTACTTCTGGATTTAAAGAACAGTTAGATAATGCTAAAGAACTTCAAAAAGAAATTGAAAAAATACAGAAACAAATTCGGACAGGAAATCGCTACGGTGCCGAAGGTGGAATCGATGCAAAACAGGGTCAGTTCACTGAATCGGAATTAAATAAACTACAGACAAGACTCATCGGCCTAGAGCGACAATTTGCCACTGCATCCGGTTCAATTAAAAATAATATTGCCTCCATTGCAGAAGCAATGATGGGTGAAAATGTTGACAGTAAATTAAGTGAACAGATATTAAAGGTTGCTCAGAGTTTAAATACTGATGGTTTAAGCGATGAAGAATTAACTGGCAAAGCTACCGCTATCGCATCCTTCTTCACTAATTTAAATAGTTTGAAAACTGCTAATAGTATTCAGGCTGCAACGAATCTCGAAAACAACATTGTAGCTCTTGGTCACTCGATTGGTTTCACGGATGAGCAAATTAAATCGTTCATTAAAGAACTATTTGAAGAAGTTCCTAAATCTGCTTCTCCTGCAACAGAAGCGACTAAAGATTTAAACAAAGAACTAGAGAAACTTGCTGAACAATTAAAAGATACAACTTCTGAAATTGATAAACTTGGAAGTGCTTACGATACCTTAAGTAAAGGTGAGTCTTTATCGGCAAGTACGATACTTGAACTTATCGGTAAATACCCCGTTCTCGCTCGTCATCTCGCCAATACTAATGACCTTACCTTTGAAAAAGGCGAATTAATCAAAGAAGTTGCTAATGTACAAAGACTTCAATTGCTACAAGAAGTAGAAAATGAAATTAGAAGCAATCAAAATCTTTATGACTCCCTTGAAGCAAAAAGGAAAATGTATAAGCAATACTTTGAAGCAATTGGAGCCTTTGACCCCAGAAAATCATTTGGAAGTCAAGTCTTTTCATCTGAAGATCAGAAAGTTTTAGACCAACTCGAAGGATTAAACGCACAAAGAGATTTATTGAGCAAGCCAATTGAGTTCTTTTTCGAAGCGGGGAAACCGAAAGATAATCCTAAAGGTCAACCTGAACTAAAAGATTCCCTAGTAGACCCCTTACAAGATCAAGACATTACGAAAGAACTTCTTGCTTCGTATAATGCTCTTTATGAATCCCGCCAAAAGAACATCGAATCTTTAGATAGACAGATCAAAACTGCTGAAAAGGCAAAAGATGAAGCCAAGGTTATTGAATTAACAAATAAAAAGATTAAAGAACAAACACAGTCGATTGAAGACCTTCAATCTGCCCAGCAGAAGATGCACGATCTTGCCGAATCGACTCGCTCTGATGTTGTCAAACTTGGAAAAGATATTGGTTTAAATTTAGACCCTAAAAAATGGTTTGATAGTGGTGGCAATGCCACTCTAAATTATGTAAAAGTTCTTGATACGTTAGCGGAACGTTCTCAAAAGGTTCATGACAACGCCAAACTATCCGTGAAAGAGCGTAACAAAGAACTTGACATCATCGCTGACCAAAAAACGAAAATTGAAGAGTTCTTTTCTATTCTTCAACTTACTGGGCAAGAGTGGAACAATAACTATCAACAAATCATTAAAATTAATGATGAAATCGATCAATCTAAAGAAAATCTCCAACAAATCAAAATCGAAGTAGATAAAGCAGCATATGAGAAACTTCGTGACGCTGAGTTAAAAGCAATCGAGAAGGTTGCCAAAGCTGAAGATGACCGTCATCAAAAGCGTATGGATGCGCTTGAAGATGAGATGAATAAGTACGAAGAAAGTATCAATAAGCAAAAGAAAGAATTAGATAGACAGTTCGACACTGAGAATTTTCAAGACCAACTCAAGAAGGCACAAAAAGAAGCACAGGACATCCAGAACAAGATTAACCAATATTCTTTAGATAATTCGGTTGAGGGTCAAGCGAAGAAACTCGAACTTGAAAAGGAATATGCAGAAAAACAAGAGGAAATCGCTAAACTCCAAAAAGACCGTACTAAGGAACTTCGTGAAAATTCGCTTGATGACATGCTTGACACTAAGAAAAAAGAAGTCGATGCCGCTAAGAAAACTGAAGATGAGGAATATAAGAACAACAAGGAACATTTAGATAATCTTAAAGACCTCGTTTCTAATGCTTGGGAAGATATTATCAATGATGAAAATACTTATCTTAAAACTCAGGCAGAAGTTATTGACGGTCATCTTTCTACGATCAAACAAAGCATAGAAAAGTTCTTCAACTCAACATCAAGTATCTCTAAAGGTATTGGTGATTTGCTCCTTTCGGGTGTGACGAATGCCGCCAATGGTGGTGGTACACCTTACGGTTTCTCCCCCATCGGCAAAGGTTCATACGTTCCAACATCTGCAAGTGAACAAAACACCATTCAAGAGATGTACAACCAAAGTCAGAAATATGGGGCTGCATCCAAGGCAGAAAAAGAGGCAATTTATAAACGTGTTCAAGAACTCGGTAAATCGATTGGGGCAACCTACAAAAGTAGTGAAGGCGTATGGTATAAAAGTGGACTCCGTTTGTATCACCAAGGTGGAGAAGTTGGCGTCGGAGGAACGAGTCAGGATTCGTGGCTTAAAAAAGTTCTTGGTCTTAATTCTGATGAAATTCCTGCCATTCTCAAGCATAAAGAGGTCGTTCTTTCGAATCCGATTGCAGCTTTATCTCAAATAACCAACAGAGCAATGCAAAATACCTTGAGTTTATTAACTCCCCGCTCTCCTGCCCTCGCTGGTGGGAATACGTATAATATCGATGTTCACATTGATAAGGTTACGGGTGGTCAAGAAGGTGCAGATCAGATGTGGACTGCCATTAAGCGTGGTTTGAAAACAGGTAGGTATAATTAACACATTGGAGAACTAGAGAAATCTAGTTCTCTTTTCTTTTGTCGGAGGTGAACAGATGACAATTAGAGAAAGTAACTCTTTTACATATGCAGGTAGGAGTTCGGATGAATTTGGAATTATTAATGTAAATATATCTACTGGTATGCAATCCGAACCATTTGCATCTAACAGATCCATAAGAGAACAGAAAGTAAATGGCAATGACCGTCCTTACTTCATGGGGATCGAAAAACAACCATTGGAACTCACATTATCCTTTGCTTTTGAAAATGAAACAACACAAGATCAATTACGTGAGGTTGCTCGTTGGCTCCTCGGGCCTAAGTACTATGTGCCACTAGTGTTTGAAGACATTGACCCTGATCGTATTTTTTATGGATTATTCATTGATAGTCCAGAGTACATTCACAATTGCGCCGGAAACGGCTATTTGCAATTAAATTTCAGATGTGCAGATGCCTACTCTTACACAGGCGTATATACACAGATATACGACTTATCAACAAACCCTGTGGATGGAACAGTCATTACCTTTGACAACTTCGGTGACGATGAGTGTAAACCTATTATTAAAATATACAAAGTCGGAGATGGAGATGTTTCAATCTTCAATCAGTCCAATGGTAACGCAGAGATGACTATCAAAAACCTTGTGGATGATGAGACTTGCACTGTGGATTGCGAAAACAGAATCATTATTAGTGATATACCTTTGACGCTACATTACAATGACTTGCAAGGTGACTACCTCACCCTTCCTATCTATAATAACTATCTGCTCGTCAAAGGCACTTGTCAGTTAGAATTTACATATCAACTCAAAAGACTTCAATAAAGAAGTTGGTGAATAAATGATCTTTGATTTAAGGTATTACCAAGAGCCATCTGAAGCCAGATTGTATCTCGCAAAACCAAACAGGACGATTATAGGAGAGTTAAACGAGAAATTTCAACTCAAAAGAGAAGTAAATTTAGGCTCCGTTTCACGAATTGAATTCTCACTTCCGTATCAAATTAGCAAACTTAATAAATTAATCGATAATCCAAACATTTCCAATATTAAAGATCGATACTGTATTAAGTTTGTTGAAGGCGTTACTGAACAGTGGTACGTAATTAAAAACCCCGTTGACAATATGACGGACTCCACCGATTTCAAGTCATGTGAAGCATACAGTTTAGAAATCGAACTTGCAGATAAAAGAATTAGAGGATACAGTGTCATATCAAAAAATGCTTCAGGTGTTTTACAAGATGCTTTAAGCGAAACGATATGGTCAATTGGAAGCATCGATGCTTCCTTCGACCTTTTGTTTAGAAGTTTTGATGTAACTGATAATTCGGTACTGGACTTCATATACGAAATCGCAAAAACGTTTAATGCACTCGTTACCTTTGATACGGTCAATCGAGTGGTTAATTTTCTAAAATTTGATAATTATGGCGTGGATGAAGGACTCGAAGTTTCTTACGGTGTTTTGCTAAAGAATGCTAAAAAGGTAGAGAATACTGACGAGTTTTATACTAGATTGATAGGCGTGGGTAAAGATGGTTTGGGGATTCAGGGGCAGAGTCCAACAGGACAGTCGTACATTGATGATTTCAGCCATTTTTTATATCCGTTCTCTAGGGATGCAAGTAATAATGTTTTGACTCATTCCGATTTTATGAGCGATTCATTATGTAACGCTATTCTTGATTATATAGAATTGATTACATCATCAGTAGGAACTTACCAAGGATACTTAACCAATCTCACCTCTTATCAAACAACATTAACAACGCAGCAAAATGCTCTTGCGACTTTGCAAAATGACTTAGCAATAATTGAGGATCAAATATCTGTTGCTAATGCCAATGGTCAAAGTACAACTACTTTAGTTTCCCAAAAAGTTGCGAAAGCAGCAGAAATTGCAACCAAACAATCGGAGATTGCTACAACTCAAGGGAACATAACAACTGTCAATACGAACATTGCTAACCTACAAAATACCTTGAGTATGGATGCAAACTTCATACCTGAACAACTGATTGAACTTAATCCATATATCATCGTTGGTGTTTATGAAAACACCAATATTTCTGATGCAAAACAACTTTATGATCTTATGGTTGAAGAATTTGAAAAAGTTAAAACACCAAAGATTGTTGTGGAAATCGGCATTGTCAATTTTATGAAATGCATTACCGAGCAATCACGATGGAATAAACTTCAACTTGGTAACATCATCAAAATCACCAACACAAAAGTCGGAATAGACATTAAAGCAAAAATAATGGGATTTAGTGTTGATTATGAATCAGATGATGTCACCATTACCATAAGTAACGTCAAAGAACTCTTAACCGATGAGGCT